TTTCTGATATACTCGATACAACATGGACGGTAAGCGCGGAGGCTCCACGCCCAAGTTTACGGCCGAGAATATCATACCGGAGATACACGGCACGTTCGGCAATCTCACGGAGATCGCCAAGCGCGTCCAGTGCGCCCGGATCACGCTAGTCAGGGCCATTGAGCGCGAGCCAGAGATCGGAGAGGCGATCGAGCAGGAGAAGGAGTGGCTCAAGGATCGGGTCGAGGACGTCTACGTTCGTCGCCTGCTGTCTGGAGATGCGTCGTGGCCAGAAGTGAAGCACTTCCTCGAGACACAGATGCGCAAGCGCGGCTACGGGAAAGTCGTCGAGAAGCAGGGTTCCCTGGATGTGCATGTCAAGCTCGGCTGGTCGCAAGGCATGGAAGAGAACGCGGAGGCGCTTGAGTCCGGAGAAGAGCCAGGCGGCTGGGAGCTAGTACCGCCACCAGAAGGGGACGATGGAGAATAGGCGCAGGGTAACCTGGAACATAGAGCTTCCCCCGCTACACCCCGCGCAGCTGGAGATCGCCCAGCACCCCGCCAGGTTCAAGGTTGTCGACGCCGGCCGCCGGTTCGGAAAAAGCTCGCTTGGCGTTGCCACCGTTGTCGGCAAGGCTGCGGCTGGGCAAACAGCATGGTGGGTGGCTCCGACCTTTCCTATCTCGCTGATTGGCTGGCGACTGGCCAAGGCCATTTCGGTAGCGGTCCCTGGCGTAGACATCCGGGAGGCCGAAAAGCGAATTGAGTTCCAATCCGGTGGCAGCCTGACCATCAAGTCGGCCGTCGACGAGAACAGCCTCCGTGGAGAGGGGCTGGACTATCTGGTGATGGACGAGGCCGCGTTCATCAAGGAGGTAGCGTGGCAGTCGTCACTTCGCCCTGCCCTGTCCGACAAGCGCGGAGGGGCGATGTTCATTTCGACGCCCAACGGGCGCAACTGGTTCTACGAGCTATGGGACAAGGCTGACCGCCACGTAGACCCGGGCTGGGAGGCCTGGAAGAAGAAGACGGTCGACAACCCGTACATCGACCCGGACGAGGTAGAGGAGGCTCGCAAGATGCTTCCCGAGCTGGTCTTCCTGCAGGAGTACGAGGCAGAGTTCGTAGACGACGCGGGGACAGTCTTCCCTGGCATCACAGAGGCCGCGTGCCTCAGCCGAGTCTCACCTAGCGAAGAGGCGGAGTACGCCTTCGGGGTTGACTGGGCCAAGTACAACGACTTTACCGTTGTCAGTGTGCTGGATATCGCAGAGGGCAACATGGTCGACATGCACAGGTGGAGCAAGATCGACCTGTCCTGGCAGATCAAGCAGCTGAAAGCTGTGTATGAGAAGTGGCGGCCCCGGGTGATCAACCTGGAGCGCAATCAGGCCGAGCGCGTGACAGAAGAGCTGCGCGAGGCGGGCCTGCCGATCAACCCAATGTTCACCACCTTGCAACTGAAAAACCAGATGATCAACGACCTCGCTTACGCGTTCTCTTCTGGAAGTCTTAGGATCCTTCAGGACCCCGAGCTGCTGTCAGAGCTTCGGGCGTTCCGCGCCGAGAGGTTGCCGAGCGGCATGTTCAGATACGGGGCCCCGAGCGGCTCCCACGATGATTGCGTCATGAGCCTGGCCCTGGCATGGCAGGTGAAAGCCCAGCCCCGCGGCATCCTCATGGAACTACTCTAGGAGACAGCACTGTGGCAAACCCAACCTTCGGACAGAGACTTCGTTTGGCCGCTGCGGCGGCTACTGCAATCATGTCGTCAAGAAACGTCAAGGCCCCCCGGTCCAGCGGGGCTGGAGGCCCTTACGTCCTGCCGGAGACTCGCAAGGACAGGCCCCAGCCCCACCCGATCGACTACAACACCTACGCCTACGAGGCCTTCGCACGGAACGCCATTGTGAACTCGGGCATCTCGTACAAAGTGCGCACGATGACCTCGGCGCCACTGAGGGCGTACACAGGGACGCCGAAGAATCCAACGCCTCTCCCGGTAGACGACCCGCTTCAGCAGCTCTGCCTGCGCCCGAACCCGTCGCAGTCGTGGGAAGAGATGATGGGATACCTGATCGTGTCCCTCAACCTTGACGGGAATGCCTACGTACACATCGAGCGCGAAGAAGAGGCCAAAGAGGGGGACGTCCCCGTGGGGCTGTATCCGCTGCGCCCCGACAAGGTCTTTATCGTGCCGAAATCGGACACGTTGGGGAAACAGGGTGTTGTCGGGTACGTGTACGTTCCCGAGGGACGTAACGCGTACGACGTGTTGAGCAAGGATGATAGGAAGGACAAGCTCGACGACGGCAGCGTTGTCCTATACGAGCCGGACGACATTGTCCACGTCAAGTTCCCGAACCCGCTAGACGAACTCGACGGAATGGGCTACGGAATGAGCCCCATGTCGCCGCTGGCGAACACGGTCGCGGTTGACAACCAGCTGACCAGTTTCGTCCGTGACTACATCGAGCGCGGGGGAATCCCCCCGTTCTGGTTCACCTACGAGAACGCGCTGGATCCGTCTGACGTGGCGAAGCTCCGCGAGTACGTCCAAACGATCTATGGTGGCTCGAAGAACTGGTTACGACCCGGCGTACTGGACAAAGGTGGCAAGGTAGAGCGCATCGGCTTGACGATGGACGAGCTTGGATTTGAGAGCCTGGACTCGCGAGACGAGTGCCGCTTGCTGTCCACGATCGGAGTGCCGCCTATGGTGGTGGGCACCCGCGTAGGCCTGGAGCGATCGACGTACGAGAACTACGAGAATGCACGCCGGGCCTTCTGGCAGGACACGATGTGGCCGGAGCTACGCCAGTTCGAGGTCGAGTTCCAGCACTACCTGAACAACGGCGACGTCTTCGTGCAGTTCGACCTGACCGATGTGCCGGCTATCGCGCAGGACATCAACGCGCAGTTCGACGCAGCTCACAAGGCGTGGCAGATGGGAACACCTGCTGACATCGCTTTCGATGCTGTTGGCCTGCACCTGTCAGATGTAACGGGCGGAGATATCGGCTACGTTCCCGTCAACATGTATCCGGTCAACGCGAAGATCGACGCTTCCCAGCAAGACGGCCCCCCCTCTGCCCCCGCGCAGACGATCGTCCCTGCTAACAAGGTCGTCGACGGTGCGAAGTCTCTCAAGGGCACCAAGGTCATTCATATCCCGCTCGCCCTCAAGGAAGCACAAGGCCGGCGCGTAGACCGAATTGCCCGGGGGTGGGAGGCCAAGTTTCGGACCCTGAGTGCCTACCTGCTTGACCGGGACATGGGGGCAATACTGGCGCTGCTGTCCGATGCCGGGCGCAAGGCCCTGCAGGATAGAACGACAGTCAACTGGACGCAGGTAGAGCGCGACATCATGGTAGAGATGGTGGCGTCCAAGAAGCACTGGCGCGAAGCAATGATCCCTCTCCTTGCTGGCATCATGGAAGACCAGCAGGAGCAGTGGGCAGCGGACATGGGAATAGACATGCAGGACGTCGGACCGCTCCTGGCGTCTGACTGGTTCAGCGACTACTCGTACAAGATGGTCACCTGGATCAACGACACGACCGCGAAGGGGCTCAGGCAGGTCACGAGAGCCGCTGTCGCTGGCGGGTGGTCTGCTGAGAAGGCCACGGCTGCAGCCGAAGTGTTGTTCGAGCAATACATCAAGGGCAACGTCGACGCAGACGAGATGCCGTGGTGGGAAGGCCCGATGCCCGGCCCCCGCGTCGACGTGATAGCTGTAACTGAGAGCATGCGCGCCAGTAACGCAGCAATCTTCCTGGGAATGCGGCAGTCCGGTATGCAGACGAAAGAGTGGATTGCCGTGGGTGACGAGAAGACTCGCCCCGATCACATGGAAGCGTTCTCGACGTACACGGAAGGCGGAGCGATCGGCCCGATCCCGATGGATCAGCCGTTCATTGTAGGCGGGGCTCCAATGATGTACCCGCTCGACCCGAGTGGTCCTGCGAGTCAGGTAAATAACTGTAGATGCACACTTTTCTCAACAAATCCGAGGTGGTAAAATGGCAGGAGATCCGCCAGTAGAATGTCAGTGTCGCCAGAGCACTCTCTTCCCAGGCCCCTGGATTTGCATCCGGTGTGGCAAGGTGAACGCTCCTCACTCGATGCAGTGTTGCTGCGAGCCGGGCGCGGAAGAACGTACGCGATTCTCGCAGTGGCCCAGCAGCGTCGAGTACAAGGCTGAAGCATAAGCAAGATAGAAGACTTGTGCTTTCACGCGCTGCATGGTATATTGGTATGGCATAGTGACATTTGCGCTCCTGGCGCATCGGAGAACGGTATGAC